TATCGTTCCAGAACAATATTTGTCCGGTCCCGGTACCTGCAGGCAGGATTAGATCGGTAAGATTACGAAATCTTTTTATCTCGCTTTCAGGGTATACGTCGCGCGGGGGTTTGGCGATTGCCGGTTGACAGACCAGAAAAGCCGATATGAATATAAAAACGAATATTTTCAGTGAATAATTACGCACGTTCTTAAAGTCCCCGGTAGTTATATGGATACGCACGATCAAACCCCAGGTTACCGGCGTTGACCAGGTCATCGTTTCCTTTGTCGATTGATTCCAGGGTTGTCGCTCCTGTCTTTACATTCCATAAAGCGTTTGCCTCTTCGGCGAATGTAAGTGCGTTTGCCAGCATATCTTTTACTTTATTGTAATGCGGCGTATGCTGCTTTAGTGGTTCAGCCAGGTAAACGGCCAGTTCCAGGCTTATCAGCTGGGCAAACCATGCTGGATACATCGCTTCATCTTCTATAAATACTATGTACTTGATATAAGCGTTGGCAGCTTCGACGTTAGTCTGCAGAACTTTCGTGATAGAAGTTTTATCCCCGGTCTTTTGCAGAAAAACACCCGTGTCCCAGCGGTATTCAGGTTCGTTCCTTCGCCTGCTCAAACCGGTGTCCGGACATATCAGCGATAATGGTCGTATGGTATTGTCAGGAAAAGCGTATTGATGGGCATAACCGGTAACCGGATCCGGCAGCTGGGCAAGTTGATCGCTTCTTGTCGTACACCATTTCCACTCGTAAGGCAGTTCGAAAACGATTTCCCGCATATAGTTATACACAGACTCTGCCAGGCGTGCCGATTTTGTGTTATCGGAGGGCGCAAAGATTTTTTTAGATCCTACCGCGAACAACCCGGCGTTTATGATGTCTGTTTTATTGAGGAACATATTAGATGCCTTTTGCGTATACCGTAATTAACCAGGTCCCGGACGTAGGGTCATCGGACGGGTTGACCCTAATCTTAAAGTTTGTCACCACTTTGTCGATAGTTGGGGAAGTAGTCGACCCCTCGGCAAGTGTAGCGTTCGCGTCAAACTCGATATTGTGGATGTCGTCAAAATCTACATCGACGGTCCCTGCTATGCCTGTGGCCGTTCCAACAACAATCTGCAGGTCTTTAAGTGTCCCATTGATTAGCACCTCTTCTGTAAGCTCTGCCGATCCGTCACCAGCTGCTATTGTAAAGACTGTAGTTGTCAACCATACCGGGTAGTCCTGATTTTTACGGTTGTCGATTTTGCCGGTAACCGCTGTAAATACAGCGAATGCCGTTGATACGAAAATCAGGGTAACAGCAAGGAATATAATTTTCTTTTTCATAATAGATCTCCAAAAATTCCGGGGCGCCAAGTGGATCCAAACGCCCCGGATTGCCTAATGATCAATGTTTGTCTACGGTGTGCCGACTGCCGGACGAACAAACGCACTTTCGTCAACCGCGTCAATTCCATAACACTCAAACGAGAAGCATGAGCCTGGATCGACTGCCGTCGCTGCCGCGTCGGAATGGTAGTAATTTTCAACCAGGAACCCGGTACATGCTGATACCAGTTCCAGGGCAAAGTCGCCGGTCTGGTCATTCTTAAGCATGCACTTTTTGATAAGCAGGTTTGTAAGAACTTTACCGGTCGGGTTATGTATTGCAGCAACTTCAAAATCACCGTATATATAACAACCAGAGATTACAACCCCTTCGTTGACCTCTTCGAGAAGAATTCCTTCGTTAGCCCCTGCATCTGGCGATATAATCCGGCAATTATCGATAGTCAGGTAATCAGCTGCGTTTGCCGCGCCGCTGGTAGTAATTCCATTATCAGCCTGTCCGGTGCCGTCCGCCAGCAAAATTTCGAGGTTTCTTAGCGTACATCGCTTTGCTCCAATGTCTATCGGAGTGTCCACGCTATCGGCACCGGTGGCATCTACATAAAGTCCGGATATCGTTACGTCAGCTGCCGTTACCAAAAATGCCATCGCATCAGCATGTGTTAGCGTTAGTGCTGGCGCAAGTGATCCTGAGCCAAGTCCTATAATCGTAATACCGATCACGTCGGCCGCAATGAGAGTCCCGGCCCCGCTTTCGGCGTGTCCCTGGGCAACATAGATCCTGTCGCCTCTACTTGCTGTGCATAGGTTTACAGCTTCGTCGATAGTATCTTTAGCGTTTAGCCAGTTGGTCCCGTCACCTTCGTTAACAACATTGCTGTCAACATAGAAGATCTTTCCGGTACCAACCTGCCCGCCGGCTGCCACAAGCCCATCGATTTCCTGCATCCAGAGCCAGCCGAGATCTTTAAACCCACCGTTTCTGAACCAGTCGCCGGTCGGCTTACCCGCAATGTTAATTGAAGTCGCCGATCCAACGCATATATTTGGGATAGTCAACAGGACTACCATAATGATTAAAAGAATCTTTTTCATGATAAAACTCCCTAAAACTTATTTGTAGTGAATGCGATTGATGAAAACCGAAGTTTCCATCAATCGCTTTTTTTACATAAAGACCGCTGCCGAATTAACTACCTGCGTCAACCATGTCGATCTGAGTAGCTGCATCTTCCGGACCGTCTGCAAGGGCAACCATGATCGTACCTGCCGTGTTAGACGTAAACACATTGAAGTACATCCGCATATAACGCTGATACTTCATGTGCGGCAATGGCGTGTTAAGCAGCAAAGCGCCCGCAACCATGTCGGCGACCGCAAAACGGCCAAGTTTGTAAATCTTCAAAGCCGTGGTAAAGGTCGTATCCGTGTCGGTCTGCAGAATAATTTCCAAAGATACGATAGTTGCCCAGTCAACGGCGCCTATACGGGCGATAACCCACATCGGTTTGCCCGCTCCAAGTCTGATATTGGCTTTGTCCAGGTCGATCCGGTTAGTCGACTCTGCGTCGGCTGTAACCGTCTGGAACAAATCGGCCTGAGTTCCCGCGCTGTAGGCGTAGGTGAAAACATTATTAATGTCAAACATGATAAAACTCCTTTTCAATTAAATTCAATTTACTCTTTTCAAAACCATCCTCCGATCGTCAAGTTTCCTGACCTACAGCTTAGCTGACTGTAGCCTGGTCGTTTCCGATCTGGGCAACTTCACGAACCGGGATACCCCAGAACCGAAGTACAGGACGTGCAAACGGGCCGTGACCTTCGGTGTCGGCCCTCCACTGGGCGTTACCTTTTTCGTTGGCTCGCTTCATCATCTGGCTCTTTACGGTACGGTTGCAGTAGATCACCGCGCCAAGTCCGCCGTTCTCCAGCTCATTATACGCGTCGATCATAAGATCTTCGTCAAATCCGAAATCGTCGACACCGTCGATATTGCTTGTCGATATGTTACATACGCGCTTGATCATGCTAGGATCTGCGACATCGATACCAAAAGCGATCTGGAACCAGCTCCGCATTGCCGGGTACATCGCGGTGTTTGTGGTGTTAAGAGGATCAAGAACAAGATCTTCACCATAATCGCGATGTTTGATTGGAGATCCGCCTGTCGATCCGGGTGCCATGTTACGGGGATAGATCAGGTTGACCATCTTAAATCCCCACTGGATGAAATAGATACTGGTTTTGTTGGCCGTTGCCGATGCGTTGCCTTTTGCATTGTCAAATACATAATCGCTTGACAAAGCGTTATAGTCGCTTCGGTTGTTGATGCCGTTGACCTGCAGGGGGTTTGTCGCGCGGTCACCGTTAAAAATACGGTTTACGTGCGTTTTTGTCAGACCGTTGATAAAGAAAGCATCTTCTTTGGCCCTTGCCAGTTCCCAACCGCCAGGCGATTGACGCAGCATATCAGCGTCGGGAGTGGACAAACCGCTCAGCATGGTGGTAGGTTCGTTTACGACTTCCGTAACGCCCGCTTCACGCTGAACACCCTGTCCGTACATACGTTCAGCTCCGGTGGGTTCGGTTACGGCTCGAGTGTGTTGATTACTGGTTCCGTCGTTGCATTGTTCCCAGGACGAATCCATTACTATCGCGTTTGTCTCGCTGAGT